AAAATCAAAGAGATTTGTGCAGGAGCGCTGGACGCCGTCAAGAACTTCTTCGGAATCAAATCACCATCCCGAGTCATGGGACAAATGGGTAAGTTCATCATGCAAGGGCTCGGCAACGGACTCGAGAGCATGCGCCGAAGCGTCGTATCGACCGCCCAGAGCATCAGCGACGACGTAGCAAATGGCCTGAACACCGAGGCAGGCTTCAGTTATAACGGCGGAATGAGCGGCAGCGGAGTGATGGCGGCAAGCCGTGGCAATGCGGTACAATACGGAGGAAATAGCATAACAACAACCAACCAGTTCATGGGTCAAATCATCCTACCAACACCGCAGGCCGTGACAGCCTTCTACGATAGGATCGACCGCGACGGTGAACTAGCAGCAATGGGAGTACCAACGTAATGAGACAATTCAGATGGAGCACCGGTCTCGAATTTAATACCGGAATGTTCAGAATCCAAAGCACCGACGTATTCAGCGCACCTGAAGTACAAGTGACAGAGGAAGACCTCGCCCGAGCGGACGGGGTCGTCCAGCTTTACGACAAACTAGGCGGCCGAGTGATTAACTTCGGCGGTTTAATTCGTGGGCTCGACCAGGATCAGGCCGACACAGCCATCGACGTATTAAAAAGCAAAACCCTCAACCTTCGCGGTGGCGTCGGTGAAATGGCTATCGACTTCCCTGAAGGCGACCGAATCTGGCGCGGTAAAATAACCAACCTCAATATCGGACGAAGCTCGACTGACATCAGCCGGGCAACTTTCAGCTTCCAGCTGCGATGCCCTAAGCCTGCAGCCGAATCATCCCTCGGCCTGATACCCTTCCTGACCGGCGGCAGCAAAACAGTGATCAGCAGCTCGAACAGCTACCAGGTATACAACCAGGGAACCTACATCGCGAAGCCGGTGATCACCTTCACAGTCGGAGCAATTACGACCAGCATCGTGGGCTTCAGTATTGGCAACCCAAACACCAGCCAGACTGTATCGTTCGAAGCACTCGTGAAGACAGGCGACGCGATCACCATCGACTGCGAAGCCGAGACGGTGTTCGTCAACACCACAGAAGTGCGACCATTCGGCAGCTTCCCATCGTGGCTGCCAGAATACGGCCTAATCGACTATAATGACACTACGACCACCCGTTCGATCCTCATCGACGGCGTGTACATCCCTAAGTACCTGTAAGGAGCAAAACAACCATGCCAAAATCAAAGACAGAACGAAACATCGGTATCAAGGCCACACTTGGCATTACAGCCATCCCGACGAGGAACAACTTATACCTCGGCATCCTTAAAAGCAGCCCGACGATTGACAACACGGCCGCAGGAGAGCCTTCAGGAGGCGGCTATGCACGCGCAACGGTGCCAAAGACAGCCTGGACTGTAGACGCGTCAGGAACAGCCCGAAACAACACCACGCTGACGATTTCAAGCGTCCCTGTGGACGATTACGCCTTCTGGGGATTGTTTGACGCGGCAACCGGCGGCAATCTTGTATTCTTTGATGCCTTACCGTTCCCATTCAATAGCGAGACAGCCGGGAACCTGGCGATTGCTGCAGATAACATCAGCATCGCGGAGTTCTAGCCATGGCAAAGTTGCTCCCTCAACGCCCGAACGCCTACAGCATCCTGGGCAACTCGAGCTTCTGGGGTTGGTACAACGTAGCGATGACCAACAAGATGTGGACTGGCCAGCATGTAATGGGCGCAGGGATGGACGTAACTCGCATAGCCGAGATTGTTCTTATTAAGGATGGAGTAGCGCTGACGGCTGACCGAGCATCTTCGAACCAGACGAACCTCTCTCCCGGTACCTTCTCTGTAACGGGAACGCCAGCGCAATGGGGACTCGCAGGAGCAACCGGAGCAGACCTGAAGACATCGAACGCCGGTGTCCGTTTTGCTTTCAAGGCAGTCGATCCTGGCACTTCAGTAGAGAGCCTTCGAACCGCATCGATAGAGCTGCGCGGAATGGACATCAGCTTTATACCTGACACGATGCCAATCAACAGCCTGACGTTCACCTTCGCAGTAAATATGCCACCGACCGGCGGCGGAACTTACGCGATAAACGTGACCGACGTATACTTGACGATCAATGCCACCATAACCCTAAAGATGAGCACTTACAGCGAGATGCGTGGACTGATGACACTCGGCAACAAGCAAATAAGCGGCATCGACACGGAGCTCATCTACGAAGCCACCAGTAAAGACGGAGAATTCCTCGGCAGGATCCACACCCCAACGAGCAAGTTCGCACTGCAGACTGAAATAAACACCATCCACAGCAAGCTAGGTATTAGCTTCGGCCAGAACGACGAAACCGAGGAGACGGTGATCACCAAAATCGCTACCGAAATAGCAGAGAACATGCTCACGGAGCTGGGATACCCAATCGCCGGCGCTCTGACCGTACCGATCGGCCTCGGCGAAGGAACGAACATCGACACCAACGTAAATATGAGCGTGACCGCCCGATATGGCGACTTTTTGCCATGGCTTACTGAGGACGGCAAACTTATAACGACCGAGGACAACAAGATCATCGTCGGAGCCTTTGGATACCCAGACGGCCGGAGCATATTCAATGGTTACATAAGCCAGTGGACACTCAAGGCCGGCAAAACAGGAGCAGTCGAAGCGACAATCCTGAGCAATAGCCAGGAGCTCAATAACATAACACTCGAAACAGAGGACGTGCCAGCGTATGAATTCCTCGGAACGACCTCAACTGCCAAGGGTATCGGCGGAAGCGGCGGCAATAGGACGAGATCGCTCGGACAAGTCCACCCGATCAGCGGCGGCAGCAAAGTCGTGAGCGGAATAGTTCTATACGACGTGAGCGTACCAGGCAACCGGCTCGAAGGCGAATACAACTCCGCCACATTGATGGTTGAGGTTTACGCAGGCGCCGGCTTCTCGCCACTCGGAGAGCTGATGACGCTCGGTACCGTTTCACTGCCGGTCGGTCGATATTACGGCGCGGTGTTTGTGCCGTTCGCAAAGCCAGTGCGGCTTGTAAGCGGACTGAGCTACACCTCAGTAGTCCAGGTGTTCGGCGGCACGAAGGACACCACGGATCCATACAAGCTTTATGTGGGCGTCGACTCAGCAGGAGGCTATGCCGGCCAAGCATACGAACGATTAAACGACGACTCGTCACCATTTTATAGCCGAAGCTTTGACCTACGCTTCACATTTTACGAGCTCGGCGGATTGTTGCAGCGAAGCTTTTACAGCGTGGATCCGTCGCTAATGCTTATGACGGTCGCAGATTTTGCCAGCAAAAAAGGTGCGAAGGTCAAGTGGAGCGCCGACACAATCGAACTGACGAACACCACGGTCACCCTCACTCTAAACACCAACAGCATATCTGAAGCCATCGATGCAATCGCAAAGACGATGCCTTCAGATTGGTATGTTTGGTACGACCCAGGAACCGAGGAGCTCCACGCGCACAAGCGGCCAAAAGAAGTCACTCAGCTATTCAGGCGCGGAGTGAACGTAGTAGGTGAGCCGACCCTCAGCAAATCGATAGAAGATATCACGAACGACGTCATATTCAGCGGCGGCCAGGTGGACACAAACTCGGATGGACAACCCGATAAAAACCTATTAGTCAGGGAGATAGATCCGGTCAGCGTTGAAAAATACCGCCGCGGACTGCTGAAAATATCAGACAGTCGCTACAAAGATGAGACGAGCATGCGGCTGGTGGCGCAAAACGAAATTGACCGCAACTCGGAGCCAGTATTCTCGGGAACGGTTGAGATCGTGCAAGTGGGAACGAAGTCCCTGCTTGACATGCGCCCAGGAGAGCTCGGCCAATATGCAGGCTTCAGCGCAGTGATGGACACGCCAGAACTGCAGATCGTCGGCATCACCAACGAGATAGAAAAGGCCAGCCTGAAGCTGAACGTCCTCAAGAAGCGCACACCGCAGCGCATCGAAGACCTGAAGCGCAACGTAGCTAACCTGGAGGCCGAGAACAACCCAACGAGTGCATCATAAAATAGTCGGTCATGTTACACTAAAAATAAGCAAAAGGAGCACATAGCCATGCAACCCGGACAACAAAAAATAAGCCAATTCGATGAAGTAACAAGCGCCCAGTCGGGAGACATACTGCCACTGGTTCGAAACGGCCAGAACAAGCGAATCACCGTCGGAAACTTTGCCGGCGTTCCTCCTGAAGGATATACGGCCGCAGCTCAGATATGGACGTACCTCTCCTTCTCAGCGACGACGCAGATCGGAACGATTACTGTACCGACAGACGCAACAGTCAAATACAATTCAGGCATGCGTATCCAAATCACTCAGGCCACCGGAGGAATCAAGTACGGGATTATACAGATGGTGACAGCAACAGTGCTGCATGTCATGTTCCCGGCCGGCACGACCCTAAACAACGAAGCGATCAGCACACCATTCTACACTTCACTGTTCGCGCCGCTTGGCTTCCCGATGGATCCGAACCTTTTCACCCTGGAGGTTTCACCTTCGGCTAACGTAGTACAAGGCAGCCCGACAGCCCTAGCATGGTACAACGCAGCACTTCTGGCGGTTGGTGTTGGCCGGTACGTTTGCGACTACGAAGCAACCCATTGGATCGTAAAAGGTAGCGCTCCTGTCGTCTGGGGCTTTATAACCCTATCGACAACTAACAACGGAATCACAGACCCGAAAATGGGCTCAATGACATACGCGAGCGCAACCGAACTCATGAATACAGGCAAGCGACAGCGAGTCTATAACTTCACCAGTCCAACAACCCTATACTTGAATCATGCCGTCAACCAGGCGAGCGTGACGCAAACAGCAATATACACCAGCGACGCAGCGAACACTCGATCAGTAGTAAGGGCGCGATGCGCGTACATTTAAGGAGGAACCAACCATGCAAAAAATCACACTAAAAAAACTAGAAGATTTGATCGCTAAAACTGACCTGATCGACGAGCCAACAATCAATGGCAGCGACAAAAAAGGCAAGCCGATACTTGGCGATCCAAATAACATATTCAAGATTGACCTTGGTGAGCAGCTGGGAATCATTATGGGCGTAGAAGCTAAAAACGAAAAGGAAGCCCGGGTAAAAATCAAAGAGGCCATTCTGGCCTACCCAGAACACCTCCGTGAGTTTGAATTAGCTGACAAATAGTGAATTCTCTCACAGAACATAAAACAAGATAGTGCTACGGTGGGTATGAAACCGCTCGCACCTAAGCTAAAATAAAGGAAGGAAGGAACCCACGATGCAGGAACTCGCAATAACCCTCGGCTCATTCATCCTTGGTGTTATAGTGGGTGACGCCTTACATTTAGAACTGAAAATACGACTGAAGGATGCGGTGGAATGGTTAAAAAACAGAAAAAAGTAATACCCAATCGGCGAAAAGAGCCGGAAATAAACACGGAAAAGCTGGTCGACAAATACACCCGAGTCCTCCAGCTTTTGAGCTTGGTGGCCGTCATCGTTTTACTGATTATGCGCGGCACAATAAAGGACTTCGAGATAGAAAACTATATCTTGATCGGATTAATGGGGCTGGCAGTCGGCCTGAACCCAGAGCAGATACGCAAAATCTTATCCGACGTATTAAAATCATTCATAGGAAAGAAATAGCATGTCAGAACGCAACAAAAGACTACTCAAGATAACACCACTCCGGGTGGTTTATGGCACGATCCTAGCATTATGGCGACGCCTGCCGAAGATAGCACTATACATGGCGGCATTTTTTGCCATTTTCTACGTCGGCCAGCAAATATACTACCGGGTCGCACCGGCCGACAGCTTCCTGAATTACTACTACGCTAAAGTGGATGACACACCGATCGGAACCGAGCCGCTGATGACACTCTGCCGCACCGTCAACTACGAGAACCTGAAAATCGAAGCATTTCGCACCTTCATCTATTACGATGAGGCCGGCCGAAGCAGCCAGGTAGCAGAGTATAACTTCGAAGCCAACGTCGAAAAAGGCGATGGCAACTGTACGAACATACGACTGAAAAAGCAGCCTCAACGAGCCGGGACATACCGAGCTCACACCGAGTACGTCTTCTACGTGGCCGGCGCGAAAAAGAGCGGCCAATACGACACGAACCAGTACAAGATGACCGAGACAAACGTCAGCCTCGAAGACCAGATACGCACACTGCAAGATCAAATAAACATCCTCCGATCGCAACTCGAAGCCCGCGGCGTACAGATACAGACGCAGCCAACCCAGCAAAGCCAATCACCACAAGCAAGCGCCAGCGCTGGGACGACACCCGCCCAAAACGGGACAACACCGACTCCAGGCGGGACAGGCAACGCCGGAACCGGGACAAACCCGGTAAATTCCGGGACAAACACTCCACCACCAGAGCCGCCACAGCAATGCACCGTGACTTTGCTAGGGCTAGGCCTCATTTGTTTGTAGCAGCATGTTATTATTAAAACGTAATAACTAAGCGAAGGAGCACCGACCATGCCACGAGAAAAGAGCGCTAGAATATGAGCCAGCGCAGTAGGAAAATATCAAGAAAAATATACCTGACAATCGTCCACCTACTGGCGATAATGGGTATCATTTTTATAGCGCTGATAGCCTACTGGTGGCCAGTGATTGACCGATTAGCAATCCGTCCATGCCACTACTACCCGAACGCTTTCAGCGACTGCGTAAACAAAGGAGAATAATCATGGCGATTAAAAACCGAGTAATCCTAGCAGCAGGCCACGGTGGCGGCGACAACGGCGCAGTCGGCCAAGGCACTACTGAAGCAAACGAAACAATTCAAATCACCAACCGGGTGGCTGACATCCTCCGTAAGAGTGGAAAAGTCGAAGTCGTAGTTGTTCCTCACGAGCTCAACCTTGGCGCGACAATCGACTGGATCAACGCACGATACAAAGGCCTCGAAGACGGCCTGTCGATTGAGATCCACAAGAACTCAGGCGGCGGAACCGGCAGCGAGGTATGGGCGCCAAGCTACCCAGACGCGACCTCAAAGGCTAACGCAGCGGCACACTCCAACGCACGCGCAGCGGCAACCGGCCTCCTCAACCGCGGCGGCAAGGAAGCGCAGAACAATCGATGGGGTCGCCTCGGATTTACCGACGACACCAACACATACGCTCTGCTTGTTGAGGCAGGATTTATCGATGTAGATAGCAACGACGACAACGCCGACGCTAAGTTTGCACAAGGAATCGCCCAGGGAGTGCTGAACATCCTCGGCAACGGCGCCGCAGCACCAGCACCAACCCCATCACCAAGCAACCCAGCTCCGGCCAAGCCTTCAAACGAAACCGTAGCACAGCAAATCATCGACGGCGTCGGTGGATGGGGCAACGGCGAAGACCGCAAAACCAACCTCCGAAACAAGGGCTATGACTACGCGACCATCCAGTCCATCGTCAACCGCAAACTCGGCTATGGAACCCAAACCGTGTCAAGTGGCGTGTCACTATCAGCAGTGGTCGACAAGGTGCTCAACGGCGACTACGGCAACAACCCAGACCGCGCCAACCGCCTCCGCGCTGAAGGCTACGATCCAAACACTGTCCAGGCAGCCGTAAACGCACGCCTCGGCGTCGCTGGAGCCGCTCCAGTAGGCCAGGAGATCGTAAAGGGCGCCAGGGTCGAAGTCACCAACCCAGTCGACGTAAACGGCACGCGCCTCGGCACGAGCGGTGTATACGACGTGCTGGAAGTGAACGGCGACCGAATCGTCATCGGCAAGGGCGGAGCCGTGACAGCAGCAATCCGCCGCGCAAACCTAAGACGAGTATAAGGAGAAAAGTATGCTCAACACATTAGCAGCAGTTGTAAACAACGTCCCAGCGTTCACGTTTTCACTTGACGCAGCAGTGGTCATTCAGTTGATACTGACGGTCATCATGCCAATCGTCGTCGCATTTGTGACGCAGCGCACGACCTCGAGCGCAGCAAAAGCCTGGCTCTTGGCCGGCCTCACACTTGCGAGCTCGATCATTACCGGCATCGGAGCGGCGATTGCAGCCGGGACTTCGTTCGACATTGGCGTAGCCTTACTGTTGGCATTGCCACAGTTTGCTATCTCGGCCGCTACTTACCACGGACTGTGGAAGCCGACCGGCATCGCACAAAAAGTCCAGGACATCGAAGCGACCACGCTCGTCCGATAAGGTAGAATGGTATCAGGTGGAGGGAAGCTAGCGCCGACCTCTCCCGAGCGGGTGCCAACCGCAAACAAAAAGCCCCGGTAAGCTCCGGGGCTTTGCTTGTGCAAAAAATAATGTTGTGTTATAAAACAATTAAGAACGTGCCACGAGCGAGTTCATGTACCTTATACCCCCTATTCTAACTTATTATGTTAGGCATTAAGCAGTCCGCGAGAGAGTATTCTACCCTCCACTTTTTCGCAAAAAAAGGGCTGCTTTTTTGCTTGGCCGTGTTACAATGCAAATAACACAAACATCACTCGAAAAAACTCCACGATATAAAAATAGACCGTTCCTCGCAGGCGGTCTATTTTTATTGTCGAACTACATCTCACCGTGGCATATTACCACAGGATACCCTCGACAGCATACCAGGCAGTCCAGCCGACGCCGTCCCGGGCAAGCCGCCCCTGGTAAATGGTGAGGGCATACTGAGCAGCCCAGACAGGATCCGTCCAATCGCCGCCGCTGAAGTAGCCAGGGTGCCAGTAGTTATTGATTTGAAAACAACCGAAGTCCTGAGAGCCCTGAGCGTCAGGGTTCACGGCTCCCTTCGCAGAAGGATCCTCGGCGCCGTTTTCATTCGTCATAACCGTGATAGCACCAGCCTGCAGATGAGCCGGCCACACCTTAGCGATCGCAGAGCGACACGTTTCAGGTGCAGGAGCCGGAGCAACTGCCGCCGGAATTGGCTCGGATTGAGCCGTTTCTGGGGCTTCCTGGGCTTCTGGAGGCGTAGTCGGCAAAATGTCCGTCTTCGCTTTTTCAGGAGCCTGTGCGGCCGCAGGATGCGTCATTTCAGACGCCGGAGTCTGCGGCCGTACTGCTTGGATAGTTATCGTCAATACGACGACCAGTAAAATAGATAGAAAATTCTTCATAGATCGCACTCGACTACTTAGAGGCTGCGTTCAGCTCGGCAAGCCATAGGGTCTTGACGAAATTGCTGAGTGCGTAGAGGCCTAGAAGGACGGCGAGCACAGTGATAATTATATCACCGTAGTTGAATACAAGGTAAACCGCTGCGGCTGCAGGCACGACAATCGTACTGGCACGCCAGAGAGCGCGAGCGCCTCGGACGGTTGAGATAACCTTTTCATTTTTTGCTATTTGTTTCTTTAGATTTTTAATCTTGTTGTTCATGGTTGGTAGCCTTTCTGTTTTTGCTTTGTTTAACACTTTCAATACTAGCATGAGCGACAAAGAAAGTCAAGACTATTCACGAGCATTATGACTTAAACCGGCGACAAACCCCTCCATCAAGAGGTCAGCCATCCAACTCATCCGCTCAGTCGGCAGCATCATATCTTCTACAGTGACGTACCAGTTGCAAGGATCGGGGTCATTAGTAACGATTAAATACACCCCCTGGTTGACGATGTAAGCCTGCGAAGGCAGCGAGCGAACCCACCGCCTAAGCTGATAATGTTGGTGCCAGCCAGGACAGACCGGCTTCACGACGTCGATCAGTCGAACTTTTGCCATGGCTCCGGAGCCTTCCTGGTGATTTCAATAACGATGCGAGGGTTGGCGCGATCCACCGAAACGCCAGAACCATCGTGAGACAGGAGCAGCTGCGAGTTATCGTCCAGGAGCATGCCCTTTGATACCATCAGATCCTGAATGCCTTCATAGAGAGCCGACAAGTCGACCTGCCCCTTGGTGTCCATAAAGAACCGGGCGCTGAAGTTGTGCGTGAAGTCGATTAGAGGCCACGGCTGGCCGGTCATACGGCGGTATTGCCGCATAACATCACCGAGCTGAGGAGCCGCGAAGGACTCCCAGTTCGTGTACGCCTTGGAATTGATACGCCGGGACGACTTGCCGAAGCCGACAGAGCGCTGGGTGTTCTTTTTTACCCGAGGAGCGCCACCGATTATGAACTTAATGCGGTGGATAGTGCCGGGGTCGTTCTCATTTTCACGATTTACCTCGACGATTTTCAGCATGCCCTTCGGCTGGTCTAGATTTCTTGTTTGCATTTGTTTTGTCCCTCTTTGCTTCCCCAATTAACTGATTTATGTTAGCGTCCAGAGCGGCCTCCTCCTCGGGAGACAGCTCACGAGCGACGGTTCTATCCTTCCGACGGATCCGCGGCATCTCGAATCGGAGCCGCCCCTTCGGTATCTTCCGCAAGCGCTCGGCTTCGCGCTCGAGCCTTGCCGCCCTTAGAGCCTGCCACTCGAGCACGCGCAGGGTCAGCCGCAAAACCGGCTGGAGCAGATGCGCTCCTACCCCGGCGACGAACCCCGGCCGCGAGTTTCTTGAAATAATCGGGGTCTTTGGCTTTTTGCTCGGCTGCTCGTTTCTGGGCTGCGGCTTTTTTGCTGAGTTTTTCATTATTTGCGCCCATTCTGATCGCTCCCAAACTCTCGGATAGCCTTGTACCCGGCGCGAACGACGAGAGCCAGGACGATCACGATGATGATCGCCAGGAGCGCGACCACGCCCCAAGCTAGTAACGATAGAGCGAACTCGAACGGTGTCATGTTTGCTATTTTCACAATTTCCTCCTTTAGCTATATAGTGCCTGCAATCGCTGCAGGGCTGTCTTTGACGGATCCATGAACAGCATGTCGCCTTTGCCGGTCAGCGCTTCCGCACCGGCCGTGTCCAGGACAATCTGACTGTTTACTCGGCTCGCAGCCAGGAAGGCAATACGAGTGGCGATGTTGGCCTTGAGCAAACCAGTGACGACGTCAGCTGAAGGGCGCTGGGTAGCCAGGACTAAGTGGATCCCAACGGCGCGAGCCTTCTGTGCCAATCGTACCACGGCACGCTCGGAGCGGTTGTCGGCCGACGTCATCATCAGGTCGGCAAACTCATCGACGACCACAACGATCGGCGGCATCTTACCCTTGTACTCGGCAGCGGAGCGAGCCCCGGCCTCCTGAAGGGTTTTATACCTGTCGTCCATTTCACCAGTTAGCAGCTGAAGCGTGTCGACAATCTCCTCATCTTCGTAAACCACCGGCAGCATCAAGTGCGGAACCTTGGCAAACGGAGCGAGCTCGACGCGCTTCGGATCGATTAGAACGAGCTGCAGCTGGTCGGCCGTGTTTTGCTTTGTGAGCGCCTGAATAATCGTATTGATCATGACAGACTTACCAGAGCCGGTGGTACCAGCAATGAGAAGGTGAGGCATGTCCGCGATGTCTTTGTAGACGACGTCGCCGTCGATATTTACTCCGACCGGGATGTTCAAAGTGCCAGGCTTCAGGTGATTATCTGAGAGCGGTATAGTTTTGCGAACCAGCGAAGGAACCTCGACACCCACCAGACCAGTGCCTGGGATTGGCGCTTCGACGCGCACAGAGTCAGACTCGAGCGCCAGTTTGATGTCATTAGCCAGCTTTGATACCTTGGCCATAGAGACGCCCTGCGACGGTTTGAACGTGTACTTCGTGATAGAAGCGCCCACCTTCGTGTCTTTAATTTCCACGCGGACACCGAACTCCTGCAGTTTAATGCGGATCCGCTCCTCCGGAGTGAAGTCCTTATTCTCGACTTTATCAAATGCGGACGGAACATAAGCCTGCTCTTTGTAGGCCACCTGTTCGGTTTTATGCCGCACTTCAGTCGGAGCCTCGACGCCGATCACGCCGGCACGATAGACCTCGAAGGAGTTCTGGCCGTCGAATATGTCGTTCGGATTTGGCAGGAAGTTATAGCCGGGGAGGTTTACGTTGGCAGTCGCCGCATTAAACAGATTGTAGAACGTGGCGAAGTCGCCAAGCATGCCGTCAAATTCAATAACATACGGCTGCAGCTGAGGCTCGCCGTTTTTATTCTTTGACACCTTGAGCTCGTTGAAAATCATCCGGGACGGCTTCTCGCCGTACTCAGCCCACACCAGGTGGAAGTTGAACATAGCCTGGACAAAATGACCGAACGAATCCACGGAGCCGTCGGAGTAGGAACGGACGAACTTGTGATCCACGATTTCAATCTGACCGAGCTTATTCCGAACGATCAAGTCCATGAAGCCCTTCAGTGGCAACGGCAACGATTGGCCGTCCACGGTTGCGACTTCACGAGTGACACCGACCTCGGCGCCCAGGATTTCGTGAAAGGCTGGCATCTCCTCGAAGTACCAGTTGATGGCCTGGGCGTAGGTTTCGTTCACTTTTTGCCGGCTGCCGGTTTTACCCCAGTCGACACCAGAGTCGGAAATACTGGACAGGTAGTCGAGCCCTTCTTTTACGGCTTCGTGAATCTCGGCGCCTTTGAAGTAGGCCTCGAGCGCTTTGTGTCCGGCTTTGCCGACCATGGCAGACGGAGAGTCCAGGTCGTCGTACACCTTTAAAATGTACTTTTTCTTGAAGGCCAATGGGTTCCGCAAAAACGTAGTGAATGCGGAGTATGACCAATAATCGATTAGTGAGCTTTTAGGCATGGTTGGTAGATCCTTTATTTAATTGACTGTCTCATTTTAGCATAGCACGAGCGACAAACTACTCGGACTTCTTGTCTTCTTCAGCCGGGTGCTCCTGGTTATCCACAGTCGGCTCGACATCAACGTAGGCCTTGCCATTTTGATTGTCGCCGTAGGTGGCGTCGGTTTCGTCTTCCATGACGGCCTGATCAGCGACCAGAGCACGCTCGATGGCGGTGGTTTTAATTCCCCACTTATCGATGAGTAGTTTCAGGACGGTCTTCTTGGCCATACCTTCGAAGTTATCAGCCCACTGGCCGTAGCCGTCGGCGAAGCTCTTGCTGTATTTTTTAGCGTGAGCCATTACCTCGTCGTGAGACATGTAGAACGACTTGCTGAAGCCGGTCGTGAGTTCGATGTAGGCAACGAAGCCGGCCGTCTCGAGCTTGGCACGTTTAGCCGCGTCCTTCTCCCAGGCAAACTCGAGCTCGCCGGTCAGATGATTTTCACCAGTGAACTCGCCCTCTTTGACGATGCCGGCGTGCATGGTTTTGTACTTGCCAGAGCGAAGGCCGAGCTGGACGAAGCCCTTATAGCCCATCTGGAACTGCGCCTGCTTCTCCCATTTATAAATAGGTTTCATGTACGAAGTGCCGTCGCGCTTGGTGATTTTCTCCTCGCCGACTTTCACCTTGTTATTGAAGGGAATGATGTACGCCTGGCCAAGCGACGGATTGATAGGAAGGTCGAGCGCAGCGGCCGTCATGGCTGCAGCGAATACAGTCTTCGGATCACACTCCTGGAGTACGATGTTGCTGTTGACCAGCGACATAAGGCTGGCGACTACTTGATCCGCGCGGTTTTTGCCGACGGACGCGATGAGCTCCTGCTTGACGACATCCGAACGAAGGTACGTGGTCAGCTGGCGCTGCGGTTGTTTTGATACTTCTGTCATGGTTGGTAACCCCTGTTTAATTGACTATTGTATTATAGCACGAGCGACAAGCAAAAAGCAAGTCCAGAAACTCGAAAACCGCCGGCGAACCGGCGGTCTGGGGTGAGTGATGGGGATCCATCTGTGCTGACCCGGGAAACAAGGCTACCAACCAAAAGAATACCCGGCGCTTACGATCCAACACCCCACTCCCCGGCCATGTAAGCACTACATATTGTTATTAAAAACAGGCCAGGGAGTGGGAGGTTCGATACGTCATGCCGGCCGAGCGGGAATGTTATACTGCCGGCCGGCGCTTGCTTGGAGCTGTTGACGCTAATCGGAGGCTCGAGTCCCCCGAGCAGCGCCACCAGCTAACGATTTAAAAGATCGACAACTGCTCCGGCTCAACTTTGCCGAGCTTGGCAGTCATAAGGATGAGGCGGTTCTGGTCGGCATTTACGGTGCGAGTGTTGAACTTCGCAGAGTAAACGACAAGCAAGTCCGAAATCATCTGCTGGGCGGCGCCGACGTTTGACACGGCATCGTCCACGGCAATCTGAGCGTGCTCGATTTGACCGCTTTCAATTTTGGCAGCTTCGAGCTCAGACTTAGCCTCGGCAGCGGCATGCTTCGCGTCTTCATAATCGGCAAAGGCATCGAGCCCCTCGACCTCATCCTTCAGCATGTCCTTAGCGGTGCGGAGTTTTGTCTTTTCACGGAGCAGACGAGCCTGCGCCAGGCGAATCGATTGCTCGAAGTCGGCCTTTGATTTTGGCTGCAGATTTATCTCGGCGTCTTCAGCGACGGCAGCGTCCAGGACGGCGCCCACGACAGCCTGACCTTCAGGTGAGAGCTTCTTCGTTTTCTCGGCCAATTCCTCGACCTTGTTCACTTTACTGATGTCGGTGACCATCGTGATCAACTCCTTGCTTTGCAGCGTTTAGAACGTCGGCGTCGGCTTTTTGCCGGGCGGCGTTTATCTTCATGTGGCGGTTCATTGTCCGGGCGGCATCGCGACCCTTCGGTTTAAAACCCTTGAATGCCTTGATCATCTTCCGGCGCTGGGCGCGGTTTTTTGGCACGAAACGACTCGACGGTTCCATTGATACTAGTCCTCCTGGTTGGTATTTTTTGTTGTAGGTTCACAATACGACCAGTCGGCATTGCATGTCAAGTCCGGAGGAGGAACGCAGCCTTTGCCGCCCTGAGCATTTTCATAGAACGGACACTGGCCATAGGTGCCGTCGTAGCTTTCAGGATCGCCAGGCGTCACAGGTTTGCTAGTAAAAGGAATGCGCTCGGGCTGTTCTTTTGCTTGCACAGGCTCCTGCAAGGAGGGGCTCTGACTCGGGGTGGTTGCTTGCACCGGAGCAGGATCCGAAGTCCGCGGAACTTCCGCGGTGCTCGATTTGGTAGGGACATCAATGTCCCTCGCAGGAGCGGTGACAATTTCAGCGGCATCGGCGGCCTTGGCCTGCTCGAAGGCTGTGGATAACTGCGAAGCGCCAACAATAACTGAAGCAACGAAGCAACCAATCGCCAAGGCAAAAAGGCCGAGGCTTACTTTGTAATACGTGGGAAGGTTCCTGAAGCGTTTCATGATTTAGTCTCCTGGCGAGCCCAGCCGCCCTTTGTTAGTTTGAATTCAGAATAACCGATGACACGGCCACCCTTTGTGATCGTAAGTCCATGGCCGCCCGAAACAAGCGAGCGAACGATTGCGATCTTACGATGACGGCCAACCCAACGCTGGACGCCGACCGGCATGAGCCGATTGAGAAGCAAGAAGCGCTCTATGGGATTAAGCTCCGGAAGGATGACAGAGTCGATCCATTCGGCCTGCATTTCACCAAAGGCCTGTGTATATTTATTTAGTTCGGTTTGCATCCCAGTCCTCCCCCGGGACTTCCCGGTCGATTAGTTCGTCGATAGCAGCGAGCGCGTACCACTCGGCGTAATACTTGGCCGTGTCGGCTTTGCTTTTACGACCCAGGAGCCGGTTCAATTTGAGCTTCCACTCGAACCGCTGCGTCTGCTTGAGGAGGCGTCGCTGAGCAATAAAGAGCAGCTCCTCGTTTGTTTTTTCACCCAGGTGCCAGGTTGGTGGCATTTCCTTATTATTCATCGATCACCTCCTCGATATCATTATCATGGTCGTTATATTCGTCAAAGCCAGAGAAGCCATGAACCCGATTATACTCGGTCTTTGTTTCAGCACTTATGAGGCCGCCGCACGATAGGCAAAGCGAAGCCCCATCCAGAACGGCCGGCATATTGACCGCCCACTCCGGCTGCATTTCATCATACGACTCAGCGCAGATGCGAGGACTGGCGCCCCGGACATAGATCCGGAACGGCCAAGCGTCACCGCCAGTGACAGGAATGCTAGGGTTCATCGTGGAGCCCCAGCGCGTGATTTGTTTTTATGATCAGCAACGATACGATCCCACTCAGGAAGTAAGCCGTGGCTGTATCCGTAAGTCTGAAGCTCGGTGTTCATTCGGTCGAAGTCGGAGTGGGCTAGGTAGCTGTGAGTGCGTGATACATAGTGGAGGGATCCAAGCAGGCCTTGACCGTCCCAAAGTTGAATCATCGACTCTGTCTTTGTTTCAATTAGCTTTAGTTTGATGTCGCTCATTAGGCGTCCTTCCCACGGTAGTCGCAGTTGCGAAGCGTGTAGCAAATATTCTCGATATTGCCGATGTGATTAATTCCTTCACCCTCGCCGTAGTTCTCCTCGGCGTCGTCGTAAGCTTCGATTTCACGCTTGATCAGCGCGACGAGTTGCTCCTTGGTGTTTTGTGTGAGCGATTGAACTGATAGTTCGTATGACATAGGTTGGTAGCCTTTCGTTTATTTGATGTTAGTATAATAGCATGAGCGACAGAATAAAGCAAGCATTTGTGCCGACATTCTATGGTGGAGTTATCCACTCCCTGCTAGAATGAAAACAGCCCCGGCGAGCCTTGTGAATCTCTCATAAGTGCATGGTTGGTAACTACTCGCTCGGGGCGCCTGGTTCTTCCTTCGGCCGCCAATGACCGTCGGCTTCACTCCAGGACGAGAACAGACCACCACACGACTCGCACCAGTAGACCGGATCGCCGGTCTTTTTTGTTGGCCGAGTGCGGTGCAGTTTGTGCTTCTCGCCGTTCGATTGAACCGTGTAGATTTGAGCGAACACAGACAGAAGCTCTTCCTGGATATACTCGATGTAGTACATAGAGAGCGTGCCACAGCCCTCGCCGGTTCCTTCGGAAGCATCAGGATCAACGTCTTTGTGCGCCTCGGCCTTCTGGCGATTGCCGCGCCAGTACCAGTCCATGTTGACGCCTTTACGTTCGAGCTCACGAGCCCGGGCTTCACCAGCCTCACTCATGAGATAGCCTCTAGCTCCTGCTTAAGAAGCCAGGAGAACATGCGCTCGTTGTTTTTCACTGAAGGATCCAAAGCCATCGACTGCGCCCTGGCGACTTTGTCCCGGCCAAGCCGAAGTACCGCTTTGCAATAAAACGGAATGAATTGTTTGTTGAAGACGCGAGGGTCGAGGGTCTCCGCAAAGTTCCTCGCCTCGATCGGCGAAGCCAATGACCCCTGTTTTTTACGACTGTTACTGTAACTGTTAATAATAACTTTTTCTTTTTTACTGTCAAGCACGTTTTTTAATGACTCTGTCACCGTTATACCCCTTGTATAATTACCCACCAAGTGCTACCATTGAGAGGTAAATCCGCTGGCAAAAGCCAACAAAAATAACCCCCCGAGTTGCCGCTCGGGTTTTTTGTTTGTTAAAGTGTAAATCCGCTACCTCCTAAAGATATTTCAGCGCCACGATGCGCGATAGCTAAACCAACAATAGCATGCAAAACGAAACACATGCAAGACCATAACCGCAAGCCTTGTGCAAAAGTCTGTGGACAACCTGGGGACAAAAGCCCGTCCGCCAGAGGCCAGCAAAAACACAAAAAAAGTAAGCGTTGCACAATGACAAGCGAAGCAGTATGATAGCGACAGGCAAACATTAACAAGGAGGAAATACCAACCATGCCCATCCACATCAACGTTAGATACGAAGGCGGATCAACAGTCGTCGCGGTGCGAGTAAAATGACCGGGAACGTCTACCTGACCCCAGTCATAATTCACAGGAACGAAAAGCTTCTACACCACATGCGGAAGCTCGGAGCCCACACTAGTATGACGATCCACACGAACATGCTCGCCGGAGTATTCGACCGAATGACTCACGGCAAATACAAGCTCGACAAAGACACCTACGGCGGCAAGCCTTACTACACAGCCACCCTCAAGTTCGAGCGCGGCCAATACCAAATAACGTACTTCCTAGAAGACGACGGAGAGGAACGATAACATGGCAGGAACCAAAGCCGGCGGCCTGAAGGCTGCAGCAAAGAACCTAGCGAACGATCCAGACTTTTATAAGCGGATCGGCCAAAAGGGCGGACGCAACGGCAACAGCGGAGGCTTCGCGGCCAACCCTGAGCTCGCACGAATAGCTGGAGCGAAGGGCGGACGCATCAGCCGACGCCGACGCGCAGGCGAATCAGAATACGACCGTCAGCGACGCCTGAAGCAGGCGCGAGGCTGGTAGGTGAAAGTCTACATCGACAAAGCAAAGGAAGGTGGCGACCAAACGGCCGTCACCACTTTGCATAACGGAATCATAGTCAGCATCAAAGCATACGACGGCTTCAGCGCAAGCGCAAAGCGCATAGCCCGGACACTGCAGAGGCTGGCTCTTTCATTTGCCGGCGACGCTCCGAAGGCCGGCTACTACATCATCAATAAGCGCGGCCGAAACAAACTCGTGCCGCTTGGGAAGGAAATAACAATCGATGACCGACGTTAAATTTGAAGGAGAAATCCACGTTCACAAAGACGGCCTGGTGGCAAAGTTCGATCGAGTGAATGACATAACCGAGGAGCACGACCATAGCTGCCGGCCATTCAAAACACACGAAGCGGCCGAAACATATCTGCTCGACAAAGGCGTCGACCTGGAAGACATCAAAACGGTCAACCACACCACGCCAGAACACCAGGCTGAAGGCATGAACATGCTGGCTGAAGCGCTCGGCGACGCAGCAAAGCACATGACGCACAGCCTGGACGCGATGACACGCATCATGAGCCTCGTACCCGACTCACCGTACAACTTCCAGGACATGCAGCAGTTCGAAGACGACGCAGTGACAGCACTCGTCATTTTAAGCAAATACGGCCTGCCGATCACACCGGAAGACCTCGAGGCGAAAGTATCGGAGCTCGTCAATGCCAAAGGGTAACTTTGTAAAAGACAGCCCGGAAGTGGTGGCAATCAAAGCGGCCGAGCAGGAATGGAAGGACGGCAAGTTCTGGACGACACAGTGCATGATTGGCGCCCTGGTGTTTTACGCACTGACGATCGCCTTCATCTGGACGGACACCATGTGGCTGTTCTTGGCATTGATAGCCGTCGCCTTCTGGATTGCCAGGACGATACTGGACGTGCGCGACCGGAAACGACTCGCGGCCTTCAGGAAGCTCGTAGACGCCCACTATAAAAAGAAAAGCCTCCCATTTTACCAGGACGTGCTGGACAAATTCGGCGACGAATACCATGTCCACCACAACGACAACGGCAGCATAACCCTGGAGAAATACAAAGATGTACGCGAGGCTCAAAAGCACAACAACAAACAAGAAAATTAGAACCGGCGGTATTGACGAGCTTCAGCTGCTCGCCAAAGCCGACGGAGCCGAGGATGATCACCAAATTGCACTCTGGGCAATCGACAACTCCCCACACTGGCGGAGCGCCGGCTACGCAGAGATACTGGCCGCCCTCGAAGCAGACAGAAGCGCGTCCTAAATAGGGCGCGTTATGTTATTATAAGAGTACCAAAACCAACCAAAGGGAGAAGCACTATGGGACAATACGAAATCTTCAAAGGCAACGATAAACAGTGGTACTGGCGCTTGATCGCCAAGAACGGTGAGATCGTCGCACAGAGCGAAGCCTACAAACGAAAAGACTCTGTCGTGAAGGCCATCCGCCGCATGCCAGAGCTTGCCGCAACGGACAAGGTCGTGGAGGTTGTCGCATGAGCGAAGCCGACCTCAACGTCATCAACGCAATGAAAAAATACGGCGGCAGCTTCGTCTCACACCTGGGCGCTGCAGCACAACACGCCGACCGCCAGAACCTGGCAAAATTAAAAGCGACATTCCCGGAATACTGGAAACAATACGCCGAAATGGCAGATCAAAAGGAGAGCAGCGATGCCAGAATTAAAGACTAAGATTGTCGACGGCCGGATTTATGCGAAGCGCACCGACCTCACCCCTTGGGAAAAGAACCCCCGGGACATTGACGACGCCAACCTCGACCAGCTGATAGCAGACATCCAGGAAGCCCGGAAAATAACTCCAGACGGCCAAATAAAACCACTGCTCGTCACCAAGAGCGGAATCGTCGTCGGCGGAAACATGCGAATGCGAGCCTTTGCACGCCTGGACATCGACTACGTGTGGGTGAGCGTCCTCGAAACCGACGATCCAGTCGAGGGCTTCAAATGGGCAATGCGCGACAATATGGCCTACGGCTTCTACATCGAAGACAAGGTGGCTGAAGTTGCAATCGAGCTCGGCATTGACGAAGACACCCTGGACGCGCTGTACATTCCGGCCGGCGACGTCAAATCCATTGCTGACATTATCGGTGATATTCCCGAAGATCCTGAAGTCAACGAAGACGAGGAGCCAGAACTCGAGGAGACATTCACCAGCGTCCGCGGCAAAGTCTACCAGCTCGGCGAGCACCGCATCATGTGCGGCGACAGCACCAGCACGAAGGACGTGGCCAAGCTGATGAAAGGCGACCTGGCCGATATGGTATTCACGGATCCACCATACAACGTGGACTACAAGGGCGCCGGCAAAAACACCACCAACACGATCAAGAACGACAAAATGGGAGCCCCAGAGTTTCAGAAGTTCCTCGATGACGTATTTGTAGCCATGCGCTCCGGGATGAAACCAACCGCCCCGGCCTACGTTTGCTACGCCAGCCGCGAGCACCGAGCATTTGAAAACGGACTCGAGAACGCCGACTTCGAAGTACGCAGCCAAATCATCTGGGTAAAGCCGGTCGCAGCGTGGGGCTTCAGCCAATACCGCTGGAAGCACGAGCCGATCCTGTTCGCAGTTCCCCAGGACAGAGTGGCTCCATTTTACGGTGACCGGAAGCAATACACCCACTGGGAATTCAAGCCAACCGACGAGGAGCTGCTCAATTACGCCAAAAGCCTCCTGACCGAAGACGAGGAAGACGATGTGACCGTCTGGAAAATTGCCAGGCAAAACGTCAACGAATACGAGCACCCGACCAGCAAGCCGGTGAAATTACCAGCAAAAGCAATCCTCAATAGCAGTAAAAAGGGTGAAGTTGTCCTCGACCTGTTCGCAGGCGGTGGATCCACACTGATAGCTTGTGAGGAGACTGGCCGCATTTGCCGAACCATGGAACTGGACGAGCGATACGTCGACGTCGTCCGAAAACGCTATGCACGCTTCATCGGTCGCGAAGACTGGGAAGCTGCAACGCCGGAGGTTAAGTAATGGCCGACAACGACATGAACGAAAATACAACTGGCGACTCGATAGGAAACACTATATGACCGAAGCATACCCAATACAGTGGCCAATCGGCCGCGGCCGAACTCCGCAAAGCGAAAAGCGCCATGGACAATTCAAAGTGGATCCATCAAAGATCCGCCGAGACTTGCTGAAGGAACTGAGCCTAATGGGCGTCACCAGCTACGTTATAAACAGCAACTCCCGGCTGAAGGCGGACGGAATGCCATACGCCAACCAATACATCGAAGACACCGGCGTCGTTTTGTATTTCACTCGCAAAGGCCAGGAGATCGCAATCGCCTGCGACAAATACTACCAGGTGAACGACAACCTTCGAGCCATCGGCCTGAGCCTCGGAGCGATCCGCGGCATGGAGCGATGGGGAACCGAGGAGATGGTAGATCGTGCATTTACCGGCTTCGCTGCGCTGCCCCCAAGCATAATCACCCCACCACCAGATAGAGAGAAGCGTCCATGGTGGGTAGTGCTCGGAGTTGATAGGGACGCAGACGCACCAACCGTCAAGCAGGGATACCGCCGAGCCCAGGCCACAGCGCACCCGGACGCCGGCGGCTCGAGCTTAGACTTTCAGGAAGTCCAGGCAGCATACGACGAATGGAAGCACTCGTGACCGGCGAAATAATCGATATGCACGCGGAGCGCCAGAAGCGCTGGCACGAAAAGATACGCCGCATGCGTGAGCTCGGTGAAACTGCCATCTTCGGACACATCGGCGAGCAAAACGCCACAATCCTGCAATTCCCTGAGATAATAGAGACAGGAACCCCGGATGAAGCGTCATAACCCAAAAGCGCCCTAAACCAAAATCATAGGAGAATACCCATGGGACAGAACAAGCACGAAGCAGAAGGACGAATGGTACGACCGACGCCTGAGAGCCACTTCGTAACCAAGCAGCGCAACGCAGAGGCTGTGAACCGAGCCAGGCGAATCATCCAGGGACTCGAAAAGGAAGGCGACCTGGACAGGCTGGTGCATTTAATCAACCGCGGAGCGGTGATCCGGATCGGAAAAAAACAAATGTCGCTCGCAATGATCCAGCGTGAAGCAGCGACACGGAAAGCAAAAAGAGGACACGACGATGGCAAGCAAGGGAAATAAACCAGGCACAAAAAGGGCGTCGACTTTCAAATGGGACGTCGTAGCAGCCGAAAAAGAGTACCTCGAAAATCACACCACCAGCCTAGCTGATATAGCCGAAAAATATGGGGTGAACATTCGAACAGTGTCAAGGTACGCAAAAGAGCATGAATGGACTCAGCACCGTCAAGAAGCCATCAGCGCCGGGCTAAATCAACACAAGTCCGAACACGCCAAGCTCATCAGCGAGACAAATACCGAGGACTTAAAGAAAATGAAAAGCCTCGAGAACGCTGCAATGGCCGCTGTTAAAAGAGCCCACGACGAGAAGGACGGCAAACAACTCCGGAACGCCGGAGCCATCCTCGTGCTTGCCATAAACACCAAGCGAACCGTCCTGGGCATGCCGACATTCATCAAGAAGGATGCAGACGATGACGACGAAGCCCTGAAGCCGACCAACTTCATAGAGGCAGCCAGACGAGCGGAGGAAATGCTCCGGGAAGCCGGGGAGCTCGGCGATGACGCAAAGTAAACGCCCGTACGCAATCGAGACACTCGACGATGCCCGGGCGCTTTACAATATGCGACGTGCGGCCAAGCTGAGCCCGGTGTACCACGTCAAATCGATTGTAGGCGACGAACCCTGGGAAAAGCAGGAGGAAGCACTGTGGGCGCTTAAGACGCACCGTGTCGTGACCGTTGCGAGCTGCCACGGCGTCGGGAAGACATTCCTCGGTGGCGAAGCGGCTCACTGGTTCCTGAACACATTCGAGAATTCAATGGTGATCACAACCGCCCCAACCTGGCGACAGGTGGAGCAGATGATGTGGCGCCAGATTAGGCGTATCCATAAAAAGAGTTTGTACGGCGACACTGGCCGCCTGTTGAAAACCATGCTGGAATACGGCGACGAGTGGTTTGCAATGGGCGTCAGTTCCGACGACACTGACAAGCTCCAGGGTTTCCACCCGAACAGCGGACACATTCTCGTTATTGCCGACGAGGCAGCCGGCATCAGCGAAGAAACCTGGCTGGCCATCGAAGCAATCATGACCTCATTCGGAGCCCGGCTCTTGATGATCGGGAACCCAACGACCGTCTCCGGCTCTTTCCACTACAGCCACCACAGCGATCCATCAACGTACAAAATCCGCATTAGCTGCTTTGACACGCCGAACTTCACCAACAACGGCATCGAAACCATCCAGGACTTGATCGACATGAAGGAGGAGGACATCGAGATAGTTGCTCCATACCTGATCACCCCGATGTGGGCAAAAGACAAAATCACCAGGTGGGGCGTCGAGTCGCCGATGTTTCAGGCTCGTGTGCTCGGACAATTCCCAAGCCAGGAAACCAACTCCCTCATCAGCCTGCTCGACATCGAAGCAGCCACGACAGACGAGCGCCTGGAGTTCCTGAAGGCACGCGGCGACCTTGCACTCAACCAGAGCCTCGGTGTGGACGTTGCACGCTACGGAGACGACAAAACAGTCATCACCGCCCGGCGTGGAGGAATCGTAGAGAGCCAGGACGTGCGCGGCAAAACAGCCACGACCGAAACCACCGGCCGAGTTGCTTCATACCCAGCCCCGGCCTTCATTGGAGTGGATGCCGACGGTGTGGGTGGTGGAGTCGTTGACGAATTGCTCGAGATGAAGATCCAGAACGTCGAAGGCCTGATGAACGGATCCAGCCCACGAGCCGACGACACCGGGATAAAGTTCGCAAACCTTCGCTCCCAGATGTGGTACAACCTAGCCGAGCAATTCCGCAAGGGCGAGATTTACATACCGCCGCACATGACCGAACTCATGGCCGAGCTGTCAAGCCTGCGCTACACTTACACCAGACAAGGACTGAGCGTCGAGCAAAAAGCCGACATGAAGAAACGATTACACAAGAGCCCAGACCGCGCCGACTCCTTGATGTTTGCATTCGCAGACTACGTGAGCTACGCCGTCGGAAACCAAAAACCATCCTCCGCAAAACGCAAGCGACGTGACGGCGGTCGGTGATGTACAATAAAAGCAAAGCATAGTACCATAAAACATAAAGACAAGGAAGCTCGCCAATCATGAAACTCAGCATCGAACTCGGACGAAAAAAACAGCTCGCCAAGGCGCCAGCACCGAAGGCGGACGTCCAAACAGGCTCCTCTGTGAGCAAGATGACGAAGCTATACGAGAAGTACCGTATCGACACCGCCAAGTACACGGCGGCCGACTTTGAAAAGATGCGCCAAACCGACGGAACATTCATGGCGCTGAACAACCTGATGACCCTGCCAATCCTGGCTACCCACTGGGACATCGTGCCGGACGACGAGAACGACCCGGACGGTGAACAGGCCAAAGCAGTCGAAAACGCGCTGAAGCGACCACCAGAGCGCGGAGGCATGACGACACCATTCCACCTCGTACTGGCCGAAATGCTTCGTGCCATTGCTGAAGGCTATCGATACTTTGAAAAGGTTTATACCGTCGCCCCAGACGGCAAAATCGTGTACAAAAAGCTCGCCGGATACCCAAGCGAATCAATCACAATCCTCACTGACGATAAGGGCGGCTTTGATGGCGTCGAGCAAAAGATTGACCCGGGCGCCGATCCAGTGCGGATCCCAAAAGAGAAGTCGTTCCTGTTTACCCACGGCAAAGAAAAGAACTGGCTCAAAGGCGAGTCAAGCTTCATCGCTGCAGCCTACCACTACAAGGAAAAGCACGATTTGTACTACTTCGGTAAGTTGCAAGCCCAGAGTGGATCCATCCCACCACGCGTAGCCCAGGCGGCCGAGAAGGCCAAGCAGGACGTCATGGACACAGTAGCCGAGCAATTGAGCGACCTCGTCGAACTCAACGCGTCGGTCGTTTTGCCGTTCGGCTTCAAAATGGAGAACATGGGCAGCGTCAACAAAGTCGACATCCTGCCATTGATCAACCACCACAACATGGAAATGACCCGAAGCCTCCTAGCCCACGCGATCATGCTAGGCGACGGAGCAAGCGGCAGCTGGGCGCTTTCCAAAGACCAGACCGACCTTCTGAACCTTGTCCTTCAGGGAATCATGACGAACGTCGAGTACCACATCAACGCCTACGTTTTGCCAGACCTTACCGAGCTCAACTTCGCAAAGCCAAGTTATCCACAGTTTAAGTTCGCAGAATTGACAGACGCCACTCTCGGCGTGCTTGAGACTGCCTTCACTGCAATAATTGGCGCCAAGCCTGAAGCATTGACCGACGAGTTCGTCGATAGCGTCGTGCAAAAGATGGCACTCCAGCTCGGCATTGACCTGGACGACATCAAGGCCACAGCGACCGGGAAGGTTGCAAACTCCAAAAAAGGAGGAAGCGACAAGCGCCGTTTTTTAGCCGGCGACCAGAAGTGGCGTAGGCCGCTCTCTGAAGCAGAAAAGAAGGTCAACCTTGACGGCCTCGAAAAGAAGCAGAACACCCTCGGCGACACGCTGAACGACGACACGGCTGATCTTTACGACGAGCTGGCCGAGAACGTCCAGGCCGACATCCAAAAACTCATCGATGACGGAAAACTGGATGAAGCCCTCAATTACACGATCCCCCAGGAAGACCGCGACGCCTACCAGGCACTAATCGAAACAGCCATGACCGACGCCTTCAATTACGCGAAGACCGGAGCAGCCAACGAAATAGAAGTCTCCGCGCCGGCCACAACCCAAGCCCAGAAGGACATCATCGCCGCTGAAGCAAAGGGAATCGTTGACCAGCAATTCGGAGAGCTTGAAACGAACGTGCGCCGGATCGTGACCGACCAGGCAAAGCGTAACGAGCTGAGCGTTGAACTCGACCTCACCGAAACCATCGCGGCAATCATCGCCTTCATTACCGGCTACTGGACGAACCACGTCAAGCCCGGGAACAGCTTCGTCATCAGCGACGCCGTGAACATTGGCCGAGGCTTCGTATTCGAGGAAGCAGCCGACGAGATAGACCGCTACGAATACAGCGCGATCCTCGACATCACCACATGCGAAACATGCGGAGGCCTGGACGGCAAAGTCGTGAGCCCAGACGACTATAAAAAGACGAAGTTCAAACCGCCGATCCACTTCCACTGCCGCTGCATCTGGATAGCAATCAGGAAGGCCGAGGAAGACAAGCCAGCTATCACCGGGCTCGCAGACATTATCGGCGGCCGGGGCGCTTCAGACTTCGCACCAGCGTAGGGTATATGCAACGAAAATCAAACGTGTTAAATTAAAGGAAAAGGAACAAAAGTCAACCATGAAAAACCTCACCGGCAAAAGCTCCATCATTATGCTCAGTCAGACCTCTCTGGCTGCGACGGAGGAAGGCGACACTTCTACAGATTGGAAGGGCGTCCGGTTCCGAAAACAAATCGCCAGCTTCGGCGACTGGGTGGATCCAAACGACCCATCGAAGACAATGACACTGGACGACTCGTTCGCAGACCAGATGATCGAGAACTTCGACGCAATGCGCTCAGGCGCCAAGAAGCAGCTCCCTCGGGTTGCAGTTCCAATGAACCACACGGACGACAGCTACGCCAACAGCGGCGAAGTGGTAGCCCTTGAAAAGGACGCCGACGGCATCTGGGCAACCATGGAGATCCGCGACTGGGGAACCCAGTTCAAGATCGAAGACGACCTCGTGTGGGACGTTTCAATGGCCTTCGACTTCGACTACGAAGACACGAAGGGTGAGCGCCATGGAGTCGTTCTGGAACACGTCGCACTTGTAAACAACCCCTACCTGTTCGGAATGGCCGAATTTGAACGAGCACCAGAGCAAGTCGAAAAAGATGCAGCGATCCGCGCATACTGGGACGACATGGACGACTGGTACGATGAATTCAGCCGCACCAATTCAGGCAGTGCTATAATGTTAAGTAAATCAAAGGCAAAGGAGCTAAGAGCCATGGCAAAACGCAAAAAGCAACTAGAAAAAGAATCAAAAGTCACTCTCGCAACCGTTACAAACGACCGCGAATTTGACGTAACCATCACCGTCCAGGACGAAGATGGCGCTGACGTCGAACAAATCGTAAAGGCCGGCGAAACCGTCGAAGTTCCTGACGACCAGGAAGACGCAGTCAAAAAGCAGATCGCCGACGCAGAGGAACCAACCGACGAAGACCTCAGCGATGAGACTCCAGAGGAAAAGGCCGCTCGCGAAGCCAAGGAAGCCGAAGACGCTGAAGGCGACGACGACAAAGACAAAAAGGACAATACTCCTAACCCTGACCGCGACAACAAAACCCTCAGCAAAACTGAACGTGCCGAACTTGCCAAGCTCCGCGCTGAGAAGTCAGACACTGCCGCAAAACTAGCGTATAAAGAATTACTCGACGGTGGCTTCATCACACCAGCGCAAAAAGATGACTTCATTCGTCTACACAAAGCCGGCAGCACAGCCAAGGTCAAACTGAGCCGCGACAAGAAGGAAGTCGAGCTATCGACCTCTGACGCGCTCGTAGACCTTGTAAAAGCAGGTGGAAAGCGTGTAGACTTTAGTCAGAACGGCTCCGGTAAAACGGAAACCGGCGACGACAACGCAGCGGTAAGCAAAAACTTGTCAAGCGAGCAAACCGATGGACTCAAAGCCAACGGCATCACCTCGAAGCAAGTCGACGACCTGGCTGCCAAGAGTCCGCTGTACGCCAAGCAAATGGCAAAATTAACCAAAAAAGATAAATAGGAGATTAGCGCAATGACAGCTATCACAGCATTCAAAGACGTTCGACGCCAAGAAAACAACGTCGGCCACCTGAAGCTCGCAGCAGACACGACCATCCCAGAAGGCGCCCTCGTTGGTGTTACTACTGGCGGCTTGGCTCGTAACGCAGCTGCAGGCGACAAGATCGTCGGTGTTGCATCAAAAGGTGCAAGCAACCAAAACGGCAAGAGCGACGACCACGTCGAGTTCTGGACTTACGGAGTAATCACCGTAGAATTCTCAGGCACTGCAACGCAGGCTGATGTCACCAAATATGTAAAATCAGTGGACAACGCGACAGTCGCCCTCCACGTAACAGGTACAGACGCAGAAGCACTCGTTGCTGGTCGAATCGTCGAAGTCCTTACAGCCAGCCGTGTACGCATCGCGCTGAAGACTGTATAATAAAAACAAAATAACCCACAGAAAAGGAAACTAAAGCAATGGATGATGTACTACAAGCTTCAATCTTGACGAATTTCTTCGAGACATACGAAGCGACAGCACCAGTGTCAGATGCGATCGCAATGCGAGTCCCATCAAAAGGCGCGAGCAACAGCTACGCCTGGATCAGCCAGCTACCTGGCCTCCGCAAAATGCTCGGTGAGCGTGTCCCTGCGAAGCTAAAGGCTTTCAAATACACACTCGACAACGAGGAATATGAAGCATCCCTCGAAGTCCGCCGCGCAGACATCAAAGACGACCAGACAGGCAAATACCTGACTCAAGCCCGAGCGATCGGTGAGAGCGTGAAGGAATTCCCTGACGAGCAGATCTTCGGTGACTTGCTTCCAAACGGTGAAACAAACGTCTGCTACGACGGCCAGAACTTCTTCGACACTGACCACCCAGTCAGCGACGACAGCGCCGAAACACAGAGCAACCTGTTGAACCTAGCCCTAACCGGCGACAACTTTGCAACAGCACGAACCACACTCCGAAGCTTCCGTGGATCAGCTGGCAAATTGGTGAACAAAAAGCTCGACCTCAAACTCGTTGTGCCTGTTCAGCTCGAAGCAACAGCACGCGCAATCGTTGAACCAGAGAACATCGTTGTCGGTGGTGTACCTGTTAAGAACCCGAACTACAACGCGGCGGAAGTCATCGTTGCAGCCGAGCTCACAGACGCAAACGACTGGTACCTTGTAAACGCTGCCGGCGAAGTCAAAGCCTTCGTCATCCAGGAGCGCGAATTTGAACCATTCGAACCACTCGAAGACGGTGCCGAGAAAGCGTTCTGGAACAAGGTGTACTACTACGGTACATACTGGCGCGGAGCATTCGGCTACGGCCTCTGGCACAAAGCCCTCAAGTCTAAGGTTTCCTAATCTTAGCAACCACCCCGGAAGGAGCGCACCTGTTGCGCTTCTTTCTTTTATGTTAAATTAGAAGTACAACAACTAAGACAAGGAGCACAACCATGCCAAAAGTCAAAATCAGACTAGCGACAGGGGTAGTAGTTCCATCACGACGACGCGCCGGGCTTATCATCCAAGCCGGTCAGCCTCAAGAATTCGACGTGACGGACGAGCAATACCTGACGCTGCTCGAAGACAACAAACTCCAGGTGACCGAGATCGCTGACGACGAAAAGACAGGCGACGAAGACGATGGCCGCGAAGCATTACTCGCTGCTGCAGCCGAGGAAGGCCTCACAGTCGAAGTCAGCGACGAAGCGACACTGGAGGAAGTCCAGGCAGCAATTGACGCCTCACGCACCGCCAAACAAGCCCAGGAGAGCCAAACGAAGACAGAAGGCACTACGCCAGCTGCCAACACTCAAAGCGCTCAGGCGGCCGGAGAAGGCGTCCAGAACAATAAAGTCGAAACCACCCCAGGCGAAGGCGAGCAGGACTCAAAAGGCAACGTCGAACCACCAAAGACCGACGAAACCCCTGCAATCCCATCAACTGAAGCCGCAATCAAGAAGCAGAGCCGCGACGTTGTCGTAGCACAAGCCCAGAGCCTCGGCATCGAGCTCGACTATGCGGATGAAACGAAAACAACCAAAGCAGTGATCGCAGCCGCAATCGTTGCAAAGCAAAAGGAAGCGTAAAAAACCATGAGTGAAGTCAACTACACCAGTCTCCATGAGATCCGACGCGAGGCCGGGCTGCAAAAGCAAACGTCCGATACGCGTGTCGCCGGTGTGGTTGACGGCACTAACCGGACTTTTTACACGTCTCAAGTGCCAATCATAGACCGAAACAACGACGACGTGGTCACCACTGCCGATGTTTCAGCATTCGCAAGCGACATCCCGGTCATTGTGCAGGCCGTGGACGCCGCAACCGGCGCCGTAACCCTCGCAAATGCCCCTGCAGCAGGCGAAACGATGATGATCGCCTACGAATTCAGCAATATCGAAGACGCCGAGATCGCAAAGCGCCGCCGAACAGCCCAGAACTGGCTCAACGGCCGCGTCAAAGGCGTGTATAACCTGGCAACCGTCACCTCTGCCAACTTCCCGGCCATATGGGAAGACGTCGTGCGCCTTTATGCCGGTGGATTGCTCCAAATAACCGACTGGGGCTCAAATGCCGACACAGACGGCAGCAGCAAGGACGGATACAAGAAGCTCGCCCAGGCCAAGAGCATGCTCGACGACTGGATCGCCGACGCTGAAGGCGGAAGCGACGGCAGCGACCCGAATCAAATCAACCGAAGCGCATCATTTGCCAGCGATGGCGACTTTGTAGGCCGACAGAAGGGCGGACGATACCCAGGCTGCGACCGCGAGCGCGAGTTCTGGAATAAGAGGTGCTAAACCATGGCTGAAAACGGAATAGTCCTCTCCGGAGCCGTCGAAGGTGACCTGCAACTATCCCGTGTCCTAATGACCGGCTCGATCGAGCTCAACAGGCTCCAGCGTCCGCTCGGACTGGCACGAGAGCAACTGCTAAGCACCACACAGCTCAACTTCGGCGTCGTAGGTGGCCTTATGGGTGGATGGAAGCCCCGAAAGCGCATCGTCAGCTGGCCACTATTGCAGAAGACCGGCAGGATGCGGTCGAATTTCAAGAGCAGCCTGAGCCCGAACCGCATGGAGATATGGAACCCGACGTTTTACTTCAAATACCACCAGAGCAACCAACCCCGGAAGCGACTGCCGCGCCGTGTTATGCTGAAGATAATCGCCCAGGACAAGCGTCGCATCCAGAAGTTCTTCCAAGAGCATGTCCAACGAGCACTAAAGGCAAGGAGCTAACCGACCATGGCAGCAATCAAAGACTCACAATACAAAGACCCTATCATCGAAGCGGTGATCAACTTCCTCGACGGTAACGCCAGCCGGGACATCAAAACGTACTACTACGGCGACGTTTTGCTCATTCCGAAGACCGAGCTCCCGGCCATTTCAGTGGCAATCGATGCCACGAGGATCGCAGTCGACGACACTGGCACTGATAAAAGCACCGTACCCCTGGTGATTTCAGTCATTACCGACATCAATGACAACCCGAACCGCGACTTTGACGTCATGGCCGGAACCAACAGCCTGTACGACATCGTCATCGGCCGAAACGACGACTTCACATTCAAGGATTACAGCCTCGCCCACTTGCTCCGCAAAAATCAGGACTTGGCGGCCGTCACATTACCCGGTGGCGACAGCGTCCAGGTGTGGCTTGGAACCGAAACCGACCGCGAGCCATTAGACATCGACTTCGGCATTGGCGTCGAGCGACGCGGCCAGGGTATCTGGAGCGTCGAGTCTACCATCCGGATCAACGCCTACGCATACACCCCACGCGAAGACGATGATGATGAGTAGTGTAAAAATAACCAGCATGCTATTATAAAAAACAAGGAGAAATCGCATGGCCAAAGCAGATGAAACACCAGAAAAAAACGAAGCCGAACAAACAGTAGACAAACACACTGAAAGGCAAGGCGCGAAGCAGCAGTACTACTTCGATGACCTTCATGTCGGCGTCGAGGCACGAAGCCAAAAAGAAGCAAGAGAAAAGGCCGAAAAATTGGCCGGAAAGGACGCTGAATAATGAAAGCCATCGGACGACTTACTAAGATCATGATCGGCCGCGAGACAGCTCGTGGAACCGTCGCTGCTCAAGAGTACGCGGTACCAGTAACCAGCCTGGACATCGACGATAAACCGGAGTACATCGACAACGATAGCGGCTTTGGCGACATCAACGAGTTCAACGACTCGGACATCAATACGAACCACGGAGAAGGCGGCTACGAAGGCAAAGTGTACGACAACGTACTCGGTGCCGAGCTCCGCGCCGTATTCGGCAAAGCCCCAGTCACGACGACAGTCCCTGGCCAGACTGGCGTATACCAGCACGACTTCTCACTGGCTCAAAATAACAGCCACGACAGCCTGACGATTTTCACCAAAGAAACCGGAGCAACCGGCGCCTTCGCGCTTGCGATGATCGACACATTCAAGATCACCGCTGCCCTCGACCAATTCCTGACTCGCTCAGTAGCCGTTCAATCGAAGGCATCGGTCGACTACACGCCAACAGCAGAGCCTGCATACGTCCGAGGGAACCGCTTCATGGCGAAAGACCTCAAGGTCAAGGTAGCTGCAGCAAGCGGCGGCCTAGATGCAGCGGCAGCATCAAAGGTGACGGCATTCGAGGTAGAATTTGCTAAGAACCTCGACGTTCAGTACGTCTTCGGAAGCGTACAGCCGGACGACATCCAAAACCAGCAGTTCAATGTCAGCGGCTCGATTGAGAAGCGAAAAGACAGCGACGACACTACCTGGCGCACATACATGAACGCCGGAACAGCCCGAGCCGTCCGCTTTGAAGCGATCAACACCAAGGTGACGATCGGAACCAGCGCAAACCCAACCCTCCGTGTGGACTTACCGAATGTAGTCTTCAAAGAAAACCCACGGAACCGCGACAACAATGCAGTCACGACCGAATCGGTCAACTTCCAAGCTAACCTGAGCCTGGCAGATGCGGCATCGGTAACGGCGCGACTGATCAATACAACACCAACCTACTAAGCCAAGAGAGAGGAAAAACCAACCATGGCACGCAAGCAAGTAGAAAACATCAAACTCACACTCGACAAGTCAGGAGCCGACATAGAGCTCCTGCCTTACATGACAGCTGAGATAGACCAGCTCAACCAGGCCGTGTACCTCGGGTACGGAAGCCTGGACATGAACGAGGCAATGGAATCAGCCGACGAAGATGCCAGCGACGAGGAGCAGCAAAAGGCTGCGAAATCGGCCGTCAAATTCGACAAGCTCCCAGCCAGCGCAATCATGGAAATTAAAAACAACGCCCTGCGCGGCTTCGTTAAGAAGATCGACGGCTCAGACTTCGGTGGCGACAGCGACGCGATCCTGAAGGAACTGCTAACACTGCCAAAGGAAGACATCGACCAGCTGCAAGCGAAAATCGATGAAATCCAAAAGGAGACTAGCCTCGACCCAAAAGACAAGCAGAAATCAGCGTAGCATTTGCTCGTTCATTATCCGGGGACGCTACGGCCACCCGGATGCCGAACGAAATCACAATCGCCGTACTTTGCCAACACATGGGCTGGACGTACCAAGAGTACATGGCACAGCCAAAATGGCTCATTCAGACGATACAGATCAAGCTGACCGAGGAAGCGCACGAGGCCAACAAACCAGCAAAAACGTAAAAGGAACTAAGGCCAAATGGACGACAGCCAACTCAGAATTTTGATCGAAGCGCAAAACCGGGCGTCAGCGACGCTCGAGCAAGTGCGTAGCGACGTCCAAAAGATGTCAAAGAGCATCAATGAAGACGTTCGCTCGATTAGTTCTGGATCAAAGCGATCGATGGCCGAGATGGCCTCAAACGTTTCATCGGAGTTTGACGGTGTAGCCGGAAAAATAGCAGCGGTAGGTAAGGCGGCCGCTGCTCTGTTCGTAGGCGGTGCACTCGGCTTAGGCGTATTTATCAACGCCGCAAGCGGACTACAGTCTCTAAGAGCATCATTTGAATCATTGACCGGAGGAATAGAGTCCACTAACCAGGTGATGGGCACGCTCTACGACTTCGGACTCAAGACGTCATTCACAAACCAGCAAATCCAGATGACGGCGAAGTCATTCCTGGCGATGGGTGTGTCGGTGAATTCACTGCCAGGCCTCATGCAAGACCTCGGTGACATAGCCGGAGCAACCGGATCAGACCTTGGAGCAATGAGCCTGCAGATCTCCCAGGCCTTCGGTAAGGGAAAGCTAGAGCTGTCGGACTGGAAAATCTTGTCGACATACATCGGTGGTCTGCGGCCAACACTTGAGGCAGTCGTAAAACAGCGAACCGGCATATCGAACCTGAGTGAGGCCTTCGAGCAAGGCGCCGTAAGTGCAGACATACTCCGTGAGGCGCTCGACAAAGCGAACGACAAGGGTGGGTTCGCATTTGAAGGCGCCATAAAGCAGGCGAATACATTCAACGGCCGACTCAGCAACCTCATGGAGGGGCTGAATAACGTCGTTCTCGGCGTACTTGGTGTCGATGCCAAAACAGGGCAGGTAGACCCGAGCGGAAAATTCGCTCAGCTCAGCGACACAGTAAAGCAAGCGACCGACTGGCTAGACCAAAACAAAAAAATGATCGGTGAAGTGGCCGCAGTTATTCTTGACAATGCCGTCCCGGCCGTCGTTTCACTAGCAAGCGCATGGGCGGCAATGAAGCTCGTCTCAATAGCTGCTGGATTTGTGTCAGTGGTGTCACAGGTCAGACATCTGATCGTACTACTCAGCGCCGGAACACCGATAGCGACCGCATTCAGTACGGCAATCAGCGCAAACCCAATAGGGCTCATAGCGATAGCAGTCGCCGCGTTAGTTGCAGGCCTCGTATTCCTCCAGGTGAAATTCGGCATATTTACCAACGCGTGGAACGCCTTCACCCAGGCCATACAACCGGTAATACAACTGTTTCAAACGTATGTACTGCCGGTGCTTCAGCAGGTGGCAAACTTTGTCGTAGGCGTATTTATGGATGCATGGAGGCAAATGCAAGCGGCGTGGCAACAGCTGATGATAGCGCTGCAGCCGATAATACCGGTGCTCCAGCGGATAGGAAGTGTACTACTGCCGATATTAGGCGCGGCAATGCTGATCCCATTAGTTCCAATAGCGTTATTGGTCGCAGCGGTCGTGGGAATAATCACCGCACTTGCATGGCTGACGGCACGAGGCGCCCAGTTCGCTGCTTGGATAATAGGCATGTGGAACAACGTGAGCGGCTCTGTGAGCGGCATCGTGGGCGGAATGGTAAATAGGGTGCTTGGACTGTTCGGAAGCCTCTGGAACGCCGCAAATACAGTAGCAGGCATAGTCGGAAGTGTCATCGGCTACTTCTCGAGCCTGCCTGGACGAATCCTGGGAGCACTCGGTAACATGGGTGGGCTGCTCGTCGGCGCCGGTCAAAACGTAATAAACGGACTGGTAAACGGAATATCCAATGGCCGCAATGCAGTGGTAGGTAAAATCAAAGAGATTTGTGCAGGAGCGCTGGACGCCGTCAAGAACTTCTTCGGAATCAAATCACCATCCCGAGTCATGGGACAAATGGGTAAGTTCATCATGCAAGGGCTCGGCAACGGAC